CTTATCTAAACGCCCTCTTTATTAATGCTAAATCAGCCGTGAAGCGCGGAGCACGAGCCCAGGACCATAGTTGGGAACTCGTGAACGCTGATCTCCCGCGCATGTGGGAGCTGCAAAAAGGACGATGCGCCGTGTCAGGTGTGTTCTTAACGCATCATAAAGATGGGTCAGGAAGGAAAGACTTCAATGCGTCAATAGACCGTATTAGTAATACCAAGAGTTACTCCTTCGAAAATGTCCAACTAGTGGCATATCGTATTAATTTGATGAAACACACCCTTCCAGAAGACATGTTTTACTGGTGGGTAAAGACAATTAACGATTTTTCTTGTGATTAGTTATTAGTAACGCTAATATGTACCATGCATCAAGTAGAAGTAGTTGCGATTGACGGTTTAGACGCCGCTATTATTGGAACAACAGTTCGTGGAACGCGCGAAGTGCTTGCTTATGACTATGATAAAGCCGTTGAAATTCTTATGGATCATGGTTATACGAAAGAACGCGCTGAAGATTGGATAAAAGAGGTGACATCAACAGAATTTGATGGCGCGCCTACTTTTGTGTATCTGGATTATGACGAAGACACCAATGGCACAGACACAGCTAGCAACACCGTTCACTGATCTAGTCAGTGAGCATACTGAGTTCCAATCGCATATGCCGTATATGGGCATAAGCCGTGGATCACTGACCATGCAGCAAGAAAAACTGGTCACGCTCATGGCTTCAGGTATGAGTACAGCCGCCGCGGGTCGTGGTGCGGGGTACTCTTCCCCCCAGGCAGCTTATGCCGCTGCAAAAGTAGAAGGTGTACAGAAAGCGCTCGACTATTATCGAGAAGAAATGCGTGAAACGGTGAAGTTTACCAACCAAAACGCCCATCTTATGTACATGGAAGCCTATAACTCCTCCGCTAACGCCACCGAAATGAAAAACACCACCGATTCCCTAGTCAAACTGCACGGTTTGGCTGCTCCAGACAATGCAACGCAAGTAAATATTAATATAAATGGTACGAAACAGCTAGAACGCATGTCTGATGAGGACCTGTTGAAGATTGCAGGTAAAGATATTAACTATTTAGAACCAAAGAGTGATTAATTATGGGTAGAAGCACTGAATTTCCACACAGCGAAAAGCAAGCTGCAGCTCAAGTTGCAAGGTTAAAGAAGGCTAACGCTGCTAAGAAGAAGGCTAAAGCTAAGCCGAAGAAAAAGGCTAAAGCTAAGCCGAAGGCAAAGTCCTATTAATATATGACAGAAGTTAACAAGGTCGAATGCATACGCTGTAAAGCGACGCACCCTGAAACCCTTTATTCAGGAGATGATCGACTCTGTGTTTACTGCAAAGCGGACATCGCGGAGCAAGAACCACAGCCCACGGCTCCCGAACCGGAGCCCACGAAGGAAGAAACATTAGAAGAGAAAGCGCGCGCGGAACTTGCTTTACGGTTCTTAACAAGGAAAAGATTATTACCCTTTGTAGAACGGTTTAACCCTGATTACCAAGCAGGTTGGGTACACAAAGATATATGTAAACGATTAGAGGAATTTTCAAGAGATGTCGCTGAAAAAAAGTCTCCAAGACTTATGCTCTTTATGCCACCCAGACATGGTAAAAGCACGCTTGCATCAGTGGCATTCCCAGCTTGGCACTTGGGTAGAAATCCAGAACACGAATTTATCAGCTGTAGTTACTCGGGTTCGCTCGCAATGGCGTTCAGTCGTAAAGTCCGTGGGCTCTTACGTGAAGAAGGTTTTAAATCAGCTTTCAAAACCCGCCTTGATCCACAGTCGCAGTCAGCTGAAGCATGGCTTACAACTAGTGGGGGTGGTTTTGTTGCTGCTGGTGTGGGCGGTGGTATTACTGGTAAAGGGGCTCATATCCTCGTTATCGACGATCCGGTAAAGAACCGTGACGATGCTGAATCATCAAATGCTAGAGAAAGTACTTGGGACTGGTATACCTCGACGGCGTATACCCGCCTTGCTCCTGGTGGTGGCATACTCGTTATTCTCACTCGCTGGCATGACGATGATCTTGCTGGACGGCTACTTAAAGCAGCAGCTGATAATGGAGAACAATGGGAAGTTGTTAACTACCCAGCAGTCGCAGAAGTTGACGAAGAGTTCCGTAGCCAAGGAGAAGCATTACACCGTGAACGGTATAACGAAGAAGCTCTAAGAAGAATTGAAAAAGCGGTTGGGCCGCGAGACTGGTCAGCACTGTACCAACAAAACCCAGTGGCTGATGATGGTGACTATTTCACCAGAAGCATGATTCAGTACTATGATCGAGAAGATATTGATCACGACCGCATGAAGTTCTACTGCGCATGGGATTTGGCGATTGGTAAGAACGATAGGAATGACTACACCGTAGGTATTGTTGTAGGTGTGAGTGAGAAGGATGAGATGTATGTGGTTGATATGGTTCGTGGTCGGTTTGATGGCTTTGAACTAGTAGAACAGATACTAGACCTATATGAGGTTTGGAAACCATCAATCATAGGTATTGAGAAAGGTCATATTGAGATGGCCCTCGGACCGTTCCTCGAGAAGCGTGTTCGTGAACGAGGGTTATATGAAGCATATTTCAAAGACCTCAAAACAGGTCGTAGAGATAAGGAGGCGCGAGCTAGAGCAATCCAAGGTCGGATGCAACAAGGCATGGTATTTATGCCTAAAGATGAACAATTTACAGGCCCTTTGGTAGCAGAGTTATTACGCTTTCCTAATGGGGTACACGACGATCAGGTAGACGCCTTGGCATGGATTGGTTTGATGATGGCAGAGTTCAGTACCTTTGTAGAAAAGGTCGAGCATGTCCCAACCTGGCGAGACAAACTTCCTGGATTACTAAAAGGTGAACGGACCAAATCGGCAATGAGCGCATAAAAATGGCTAAATCAACGAAGATAAACCCTGCGAAAGAAGAAGAAATTACACGCACCCAGTGGGCTCGGTATGAAAGGGCTAGAGATAATGGGCATTTAGACTACGTCTATATGGCACAGAAATGTGATGAATATTATCAAGGTGAGCAGTGGGATGCCGAAGATCAAGCCGCTCTTGAAGCTGAAGGCCGCCCTGCCCTAACCATTAATACTATTTTACCTACTGTCAATACAATCCTAGGTGAACAGTCCACACGAAGAGCTGATATTCAGTTCAAACCACGAAGAGGTGGTGATGAGGCTGTAGCTCAGACATTAAATAAGCTGTACATGCAAATAGCCGACAGTAACAAGCTGGATTGGGTTGAGCAGCAAGTGTTCTCCGATGGCTTGATTATGGATGGCCGCGGGTTTTTTGATGTCCGTATGGACTTCTCAGACCATGTTGAAGGGGAAGTTCGTATCACGGCTAAAGACCCATTAGACGTACTCATTGATCCAGATGCAAAGGATGCTGACCCTAAAACTTGAAACGAGGTATTCGAAACTAAGTGGATGACTCTCGATGAGATTGAAGAATTATATGGTAAGCAAAAGGCTGAGCGCCTATTGTTTGTTGCAGAGAATGGTATGAGTTTTGGTCCAGACTCTGTGGAATATCAGGAGACGCGGTTTGGAGACACTGAGAATAATGATGATCATTTTGGCGCGGGCGTACCAGGAGATGAAGAGTATAGAAATGTAAAAGCTCTACGTGTCGTAGAGCGCCAGCATAAGAAGCTCACACGCTGTGATTTTTTTGTTGATCCTGATACAGGTGACCAGCGCCAAGCACCCGACATATGGTCTGATGCTAAAGTTAAGAAGTTTGCAAAGAAGCACAGCTTATCAGTAATTAGTAAAGTCATACGAAAGGTTCGTTGGACTGTTACCTGTGATCAAGTTGTATTGCATGACGATTGGTCTCCCTATAGCCAGCTCACTATTGTCCCCTTCTTCTGTTACTTCCGACGGGGCCGCCCTTTCGGTGTAGTTCGTAATTTACTTTCACCACAAGAGCAGCTAAACAAAATAGCCTCTCAAGAGCTGCATATAGTTAATACCACAGCTAATAGTGGGTGGATGGTAGAGAGTGGATCATTAGTTGGTATGACTGCAGATGACCTTGAGGAACATGGAGCAGAAACAGGTCTTGTACTTGAGTATGCTCGTGGCACTACACCCCCACAGAAGATTGGAGCTAACCAGATCCCAACAGGGTTAGATCGCATTGCTCAGAAGGCGGCTTTGAATATTAAGACTATATCTGGCGTCAATGACTCTATGTTAGGTACGGATAGCGCAGAAGTATCAGGTGTTGCTATTCAGGCTAAACAGAATCGCGGTGCTGTAATGATCCAAGTCCCCTTGGACAATCTGCGTAAGTCTCGACAGTACTTGGCTGAGAAGATTCTGAATCTTGTACAGACTTTTTATACAGAGCAGCGTGTTATACAAGTTACTAACGAAGAAGACCCATTAAAACCTCGTGAACCTATGATTATTAACCAAACAACACCCGAGGGTGAAATAATAAATAATCTTATGGTCGGTGAGTACGACATAATTGTAGCGACCGCCCCCGCTAGAGATAGCTTCGATGAAGTTCAATTTGCCGAGGCCATTAGTTTACGTCAAGTTGGTGTAGCGGTCCCTGATGACGCAATCGTTGAGTACAGCCATCTCGCTAAGAAAGGTGAGCTAGCCAAGCGCATCCGTGTGATGACTGGGCAAGAACCACCTACCCCTGAGCAAGCAGAAGCACAAGCGGCGCAACAGCAAGTTGCAATGCAGCAGCTGCAGCTTGAAATTGCGAAGCTAGAAGCAGAAGTCAGAAAGATTCAATCTGAAGCAGCCGTCAACATAGCTAAAGTCCAAGAGCATTCCGAGATTACTCCGCAGCTAAGAATGCAAGAGCTACAAGCCAAGCTACAAATGAACCAAGAGCAGCTTGCCTTGAGGAGAGAACTGTCTGCAGAGACTAATCAAATACGCCAAGGCCAAGCAGAAACTAGTGCCGCTACAAAAATAGCAACTACCGCTATGCAACAAGCTAGAAATAGCACCCAACCCCCCAAGGAACAATAGGAGTTCTTAAATGA